GCTGCCAAGAAGCTGCTTGACCAAGGCAAGATCTCCGGTGACGAGTACATCTCGATTCAGGAAGAGCAGTTCTCTCGACTGAAGAAGTTCCAGACGCAGTACGAGAAGACTTGGGGTGAAATTGCCGTTGGCACTCAGGACATCCTTCAGACGTACTTGTTCGATGCAATGCAAGGTCAGTTCGACAACTTGGGCGACATGTTCAAGAAGCTCATTGACCGGATGGTTGCTCAGGCACTCGCTGCGAAGCTTGCGCAGTCGCTGTTCGGTATGTCAGGCACTACAGGTGGCGGATACGTTGGCGCTGCCGCTTCATTCCTCGGTGGCCTGTTCAAGGCTGACGGTGGCGATGTGAATGCTGGACAGCCGTACATCGTTGGTGAGCGTCGTCCTGAAGTGTTCGTGCCACGCGTCTCAGGGACTATTGTGCCGAACACAAACGGACTTCAGTCGAACTCCTCGGTCAATGTTTCAATCACTGCAATTGACACCAAGGACTTCATGAACAAGATGCACGAAGTGAAGCGCGAAGTTGCTGGCCTCGTGAACCACACAAATCGCTCATACAATCTGCAAGGAGCCTAAGATGGCATTCGTTGACTCGATCTTTCCAAATCCGAAGCTCATTCACGACCTTCAACGGACAGTTGGAGCAAGCACCACAATCATCGGCAATGGCAACCGTGAGTACCGCATTCAGAAGCAACAGAACTATAACACTGCTTGGACTTGGCCATCTCGTGCCATGTCCTCGGCTGACGCGCAGGCTATCGCTTTGTTCATCACTGAGACGGCAAACTTCGGGTTCTATTCGTTCAAGTTCAAGGATCCGTACTACAACACCTGGACTGACACTGAGCTCGCTTACACTGGCACCGGAACAAAGTACTACCTGACGCTGAAGGGCAATGCTGACACGCACCCAATCTTCCACCTTGGCACTGACATCGTTGTGAAGCGCAATGGCGTTGGTACCACGTACACGAAGCAAATCGTGAACGGTGTTCCGATGATTGAAGTTCCGGCTACTGGCACAATCACGATCAGTGGCACCTTTTACTTCGGAACTCGCCTTGGTGGTGCTGAGTTCTCGCAGTCCATGACGGCACTGACCTCGAGCAACGGTCCAGCAGCGGACACGATTGGCGACATTCAACTTGTGGAAGTCTTCGAGTACTAAGATGAGAACCATTTCGACTGACCTGAAGAACGAGATTGGAGCTGGCCGAATTGCTCGGCTGCTGAAGATCACTTGCCAGAACGGGACTGTGCACGCCTTTACTGACACGGATATGCCACTCACGGTAGATGGCACAACGTACTCGCCGGCACCTGGCTTGCAGTCCTTGAAGCTCACGAACACCTCGAATGTCGAAGTCTCGAATCAGGAAGTCGGAGCAGCAATGCTTGATGTGCCGGAGTCGGACATGTTGGCTGGCGTGTTTGACAACGCTGACATTGTCGCCTCTTGGGCATCGTGGGCAATGCCAAGTGCCGGCAAGGTTGATGTGTTCGTCGGTACTGTTGGCGCACTGTCCTGGGATGAACGTGGGTTCCTCGCTGACGTCGTGTCCTCGATGAAGGCAATGGAACGAACCTTGGGTTGGACGTACACAGCTACTTGTCGGCACAAGCTCTTTGGTGCTGCTGAGACTGGGCGTATTGGGTTCTGTGGTGTGGATCCTGCAGCGTACACATTCACGGGTGCCGTGACTTCAGTCGAGACGAACAAGTGGAAGTTCACAACGAACCTCAGTAATGCGACAGGGTACTTCGATGCCGGTGTCCTGACTTGGAGTACTGGGAACAATGCTGGGCTGAGCGTCACGATCAAGACGCAGACTTCAGGTCAACTTGAGGTGTACATTCCGACAGCGTTCACTGTTCAGATTGGCGACACATTCAGCGTTCAGGCTGGCTGCGACAAGAGTGCCGCAGTGTGCTCATCGAAGTTCAGCAACCTGAACAACTACGGTGGGTTCCCGCACATTCAACAGGACATTTCCTTCCAATGAACCTTGAAGCTGCTAGCATCGCAAGAACTTGGCTTGGTACTCCGTATCACCATCAGGCTCGCGTCAAGGGCGTTGGTGTTGACTGTGCGCAGTTGATGCTTGGCATTGCCGAAGAGCTTCGTGTTGTTCAACAAGGCATCATTGTGGATTCGTACACGATGGAGTGGCATCTGCACAACCGAGAAGAACGAATGATTAACCTACTTCTGCAGTTCGGTTGTACTGAGATCGAAACTCCGGAGATTGGCGACATTCTCGCCTTCAAATTTGGTCGAGTGTGCTCACATTTGGGCATTTACATCGGTGACCAGCAATTCATCCACGCTAGGTTGGATGTCAAGTCAGTTGTCCTAAATACACTGTCCGGTGACTGGCTGCAAAGCCACAAGCGGACATTCTCTTTCCCAACGGAGCAAATCAGATGATTCACAAGACATATGGCACCTCAGACATCGTTCTCGCAGCAACCCTCAAGATGCACGGCCTGCAACTGGAACGAATCTCAATGACGTCACTTCCAAGTGGCCTGAAGCGAGGTGTCTTTCACTTCGGTGAAGTGGATGATCAAGTCCTGTTCGATTTCGACGCTGGGAAGTTCCAAGTCGAGCCAGTCTCGTTCAACTCCGAGGTTCGTGCTCTGAACGCAGCAATCAAGCGCGTCCTGCAGTCCTAAGATGGCAAACCTGATCCTTCCAGTTGCTGGGGCAGTCATTGGAGCCATCTACGGTGGTCCCACAGGGGCGCAGATTGGCTGGATGGCAGGCTCCGCAATTCAGGGTTCACGGACAACGATTGATCAACGAAGTGTCGGTGACCTTCGTGTTCAGACTTCGTCTTACGGCTCTCCAATTCCGTATGTGATCGGCAAGCAACGCCTCGCTGGGAACATCATTTGGGCTGACAAGAAGAAGACTTACGACATCAAGAACAAGTCCGGTAAGGGTGGTCCAACGACTGTCACGACTGGGTACACGATCTCGATGCTGATTGGCATTTGTGCTGGTCCGATTTTGGGAGTCTCACGCGTCTGGAGCAACGGTGATCTGATTGTTGATGCACGAACAGCAACTCATCCGCTGATTGGCCAGTTGTACTTGGGTGACCAAACGCAGTTGCCGGATCCGACGTACCAAAGCATTGTGGGTTCAACGAATGCACCGGCTTACCGTGGGTTGGCTTACATCTCGCTGACGAACTTCGACTTGGGTGCCTCAGGTGTTGTGCCGCAGTTCTCATTTGAAGTGGTTCGAGGAGCAACGCTGTAATGTGGCAATTTGAAACAGTCTACAAAGACGATGGCACCGAGCTCAGCACACCAGCGCTGACAACGACTTTGGGCGTCGTGTTGAACTTCGCCTACGATGGCCGGTTCATGTGGGTCACGTGCACAAACGGCGTCGGCATCTACGAATTCTGGGGCGAGTCCTCGGACAACGAACCAACTTATCTCGAGCTTGAGGATCTCCTTATGGCTCGGTACACCGAACAAGGGCCGAAGCGTAAGCTGAAGCTCATCACATTCATCTCCGTGTCCAACTCACAGGTCAAGCGCTCAACACGTTACCTTTCCCTATCGCTTGTTCCCGGTTGGACCGGAGGTGCTGGAACAACTACCGTCAGTACAACGACGGTCACATTTACACAGAGCCGTAGAGATCTTCTGGTCGCTAGTAAGGTTGGTACCAATTCCTTCGGGACGGCTCTGTCTCCTTTCTACATCGCGAAGCTGGACAACAAGATGGTTGTCTCGAACGGCGCGAACTTCAGTCAAGTCTTTGTGTTCGACATCGCTTCACAGCGCCTCGAAAATGTGCTGACTTTTGCTCCTGAGTCGGACTTGACGGCTACAGTTGCGAACTCAAATCTGCACGCACAGAACTCGAAGATCTGGGTTGTGAACACTCGGTACAGCGATGCGGTGCCGCAACGATTGATTACAAAGACGCTTGGTGGCACAGAAACTAGTACGAACATCAATGTTCGTCCTCAGAGCACTCGTGCTTGGCTTGCCAATGGGTACAACGGCTTCGTGTACGTCACGAACCACAATGGCGTGTCCGTCAGCCGATATGACGAGAACACAGGTATCCTAGGTGCTCGTATTCGGACATCGGCATTCCCGTATCAAATCTGGACGACTCCTGATCGTCGAATCCTTGTTGCTTCAGATGAAACGTTGATTACAACGATTGACTGGGATGATGACGGTGTGCACTTCGACAACAATACCGAGTCAAAGTCTTCGTATTGCACAGTGGACCCAATTGATGGTGGTCGGTTCTGGTTCGCAAAAGAAAAGGGCAACAAGCTAATGCGGTTGAAGCTCGCCGATGGCGATGTGATCGAAGTCGGTGATGTCACAGCGCTTCAACAGGCTCAAGCCGATGCTCAGCAAGTATACGATGACGCAGTGCAGGCGTACACGAAGGATCCATCTACGGCAACAAACAACGCCAAGAAGGTTGCAAGTGATGCTCTTGATGAGGCTACTAAGGCAGCAGCACGCGAGGTGAATGGCATTCCGCCTGATTGGGTGATTTCGAAGAGCCTGATTGACAATCCAGGTTCATTGGCCTCAGTTCCAGTGCAAGCTTTTGGCGATTCGAAGGTCACGCGTCCTTACCTTTTCATTGAGAACAGCACAGAGGTTTGCCTTGTCGCGCTAGATAACTCATTGATTCGCAACTACTATGACGAACTGAACGGGCAAGGTGCTATTGTTGGCGGTACATTGCAGTACTTTGGTGAACTCGGAGGATCCGCATGAGCTATTGCCCACGCCCAAGCACTAAGAAGTCCAAGGGGTACACAGCTACCCCAGGTAAGAAGACTGTCACAGGGGGCACAGCCAAGGCTGAATCATGCACAACCTCTGGCACAAGCTCTGTTGTCACGAACCCAGGCACGCCAAGCGAGACATCAATCACCACCGTGTACGTGCCAGGTCCGCCAGGACCTACTGGTGCCGCTGGTGCCGCTGGCCTTGATGGCAAGGATGGAATCAGCATCAAGTGGATGTCCGAGTGGGCCATCGGGCAGGCTTACCAAGCAATGGATGAGACAACGTACCGGTTCTACGAAATCGTTGCGCACAATGGCTCAACCTGGATTTGCACTGCTGACAACACATCAACATCCTCAGTGACACCTGAGCACGAGCCAGGTGTTGATTCGGCTTGGAGTCTGATTGCTGAGAAGGGTGTTGGCTTCACTCCTGGCGACAAGCCGTTCTTTGACCAGCTCAAGGACGACGTGTTCGACTGGGTCAAGAATGCCTCGTTGGGCGATCTCCTTCAGGCAGGTGCCATTGCCGCTGGCGTCATCTGGGCTGGCTCGAAGATCATCTCGTCAATGTCCGATGATGGCACTGGTGATGGCTCTGCGGACTCGAAGTACGCCGGCGGAACTCCTGGGTACGTGACAAGTGCTTACACAGCACCTGACATCAAGGACGTGCTGACTCAACTCTGCGAGTACGCTGGCATTCCATACGATGTCTCAGCAATGCCGGCTGACAAGTGCCAGTGCCTGATTGGACAATCCGTCAGCATTCGTACAGTGCTGACTCAACTTGCACTTGCGTACCAATTCGACATGGTTGACAGTGCTGGTGTCCTGAAGTTCGTGCCACTGAGCACG